CTGAAGAAGCATTTTATTTTCCGAAGGAACGTCGGAACAATATGCTGCACGGATGCATTGATTAATGTCTGGGTGGACATCCCCCTGCCCCGGCAATTTTAGATAAGCCCCCGTCCCCCCGGCGGGGGTTTATCTTTGACAGAGCATCCGGCAGTCATGGCTTGCCGAGAGACCGTACTTCCCCGAATGCGCGCTCTATTGTGCAACGAGCGGCCGCGTGAGCTGGGGGCTAATCCGCAAGTTTCTTTAGTTCCGTAATCTGCCATTATGCGAATTTGGTCATTGAACAGAAACCTTTGTCGGTTGATATTTTTGCTGTCCCGACTAAATTAAAATTGTGATGATTTTTGCGAAAAGTATGACGCTAAACCGCTGATCTACGCCAAGCATTGGGAGGCGAACATCTCGCTCCTTGATAACATTGAGAAACATCGCCAGCGCCTCGAAGAGTTTGTGATGAATCCGGCCCTTCTTGTTGAGGCGCTCTCCGACCCAAAAACCATTGAAGATTGGGAGATTAGGGAGATCGTCGAGCTGAGTCTGGCGATCGGAATGATGATCAAGCGCGTCGCCGACTGCCCGCCGTCAAAGGGTTACGAGCCCTTTCTGGTCAGCCAGGGGACAGATCGTATTGTGGCGCGAGGGATATCGCTGCTGGCTGTCAAACGTGGAAATCGCATTGCGCGCGAGAACCAGTATCGCGCATCGGTAGTCCGCGCCATCCAATTTCTCAGAAATCCGCGCCGCAATAAACCGGCGCGATTGCGCAGGGTCAAACTTCTTCTCGCTGCAGCGAATGAGACTACGGTCGTCGAGACGCTATTTGTCGAAGCCGGGTTTGAAGAGTTTTCTTTTGTTCGTCTGTTGCAATCGGCGGCAGAAGGCAACGAAAGCGCATACGCCCGATTGGCCGAAATTGCTCGTTCACTGCCTTTCAAGGCGCGACGCGGTCCAAGAATAAAGGCACAGTCCGCGGCGCACGAGTTTTTGCTTGAAGGGCTCGCTGGGATGGAAAAGTCGCATTCCTACACTTGGGACGACCTAGCAGAGAATTTTACCGATCCTGCGACGGCGGCGACTCGCCGCGAATTTGCCTCTCCGGATTTCGACCCGCGACCCGCCCGGCGTAGGTTAAAGGCTCAAAAAAAGCAAAACTGATCGTTTGTCGCAAAGTCTGTGTCCTTTCCGCGCCCCTCAGAATATGCCGAATTAGTGCCTTCGACCTCCTGAGGCAACGTTGCCAATAATCGTGATCCAAAACGGATTACGGAGGCGACGATGGCTAAGGCTTCAACGTCATCAGAAATACGCGTTGGCGGCGCCGAGACGCCGCGCATCGATTGGGCGTTGATCGGCATTCTTCGACCAAACTCAAGGAATGCACGAACCCATTCCCGGAGGCAGATTAAAAAAATCGCCGCAAGCCTCAAGAAATTTGGCTTTTTAAATCCGATTCTCGTTGATGACGAAAATGTGATTCTGGCCGGCCACGGCCGCCTCGAAGCGGCGCGGCTATTAGGGCTAGATCGCGTACCGATAGTCCGGTGTGGCCATCTCACCGCGGCGCAAAAGCGCGCCTACCTTATTGCCGACAACAAAATTGCTGAACAGGCAGGCTGGGATCGCGAAATGCTCGCGGTAGAACTCGGTGAGCTGATCAACCTGTTGCCGACCGAGGGATTCGATGTCGCAATAACCGGCTTTGAGACAGCCGAAATCGATTTGTTGCTGGCTGATATGGCCAACTTAAAGGCAGAACCCGAAGACCTGGTTTCGGCGTTGCCCTCAAATCCGACAAGCTGCCGAGGCGATCTGTGGCAGTTAGACAAACACCGCTTGCTATGCGGCGACGCGCGGGACATCGGCGATTTTGCCCGTCTGATGAACGGCACACTGGCCTCAGCGGTCTTCTGCGATCCGCCCTATAACCTGCGCGTGAGTACCATCGGTGGGCGCGGGCGGACTCAACATCCCGAGTTCGCATTCGCCTCCGGAGAGATGTCCAAACCGCAGTTTCGAAAATTTCTAACCGAGACACTCGGCAACGGAGCACACGTCTCGTCGCAAGGTGCGGTTCATTTCGTCTGCATGGACTGGCGGCACGTAAGTGACCTGATCGAGGTCGGACGCGAAGTTTATGACGCGATGCTAAATCTCGTCGTTTGGAACAAGTCGAACGCGGGCCAAGGATCGTTCTATCGTTCGCAACACGAACTCATTGGTGTTTTCCGCGTTGGCGATCATCCACACCGAAACAATGTCGAATTGGGTCGTTTCGGAAGAAACAGAACCAACGTCTGGAATTATGCCGGGGTCAATACCTTTGGCCGGGACCGCGCCCAAGCGCTCGCCTCCCATCCGACGGTAAAGCCGGTCGCCCTCGTTGCCGACGCGCTGCTCGACTGTACCGCGCGGGGCGACGTGGTGCTCGATCAGTTTACTGGTTCGGGTACGACCATTCTGGCGGCCGAAAAGGTCGGGCGCATAGGTTTTGGCATCGAGTACGAGCCTGGTTACGTCGATGTCGCCATCAAGCGTTGGCAAGCACTAACGAAGCTCGAAGCAACACTTGCCGACGATGGGCGGAGCTTCGAGGACGTGCGCGCCGCTCGCTCCGACGCTGACAAACTGCTGGACGGAGGAAATCCGGAGGGCTCACATGTCTAAGCGTAAAAGATCAAAACCGTCCGACTATGTTGTCGGCTATCGACGCCCGCCAAAGGGAACACAATTCAAAGCCGGTGAAAGCGGAAATCCAAAAGGGCGCCGGAAAGGCAGCCGACCTGTCGGGGCCGTCTTACAAGACATCATTCAACAGAAGGTGTCGGTGACTGAAGGCAACAAGACCCGCCGCATCCCGGCCCTTGAAGTAATCATCCGCCGGCTAACCAACGACGCGATGCGAAGCGATCCAAGAGCAATCAAGCTTTTACTCTCGCTGGTCGATCGCTACGGCGACTCGCCAGAAACAAAGGTCAAGCTCGGCGAAATGCTGGCTGAGGATGAAACGATCCTCGCGGAATATCTGCAAGATTCCGCCAGTTTCTCCTCTGACCCCCCTTCCCTTCCCGCCGATGGAGGCAGCGATGATAATATCTGAAGCTCGCATTTTTGAAGCTCTGTTGCGCGCCGACTTCAGGGCCTTCTTACACAAGGTCTTTACAAGCCTAAATCTTAGCCAGACCTTTGTTCGCACTTGGCACATAGATGCGATCGCCTGGCAGCTTGAGCGCGTACGCCGGGGCGAGGTTCGCCGGCTGATCATCAATATGCCGCCGCGGTCTCTAAAATCGATTACCGCCTCGGTCGCCTTTCCGGCTTTTGTGCTGGGGCATGACCCATCGCGGCGCATCATCTGCGTGAGTTATTCAGGCGAGCTAGCTAAAAAGCACTCCAACGACTTTCGCGCCGTGCTTGAGTCAACTTGGTATCGAACGACGTTCCCCACCACGCGGATCGGCCCGTTCAAAAACACCGAGACCGAAATCGAACTCACTGAGCGCGGGTTCCGCCTCGCAACATCGGTCGGCGGCACGCTGACCGGCCGCGGCGGCGACATCATCATCATCGACGACCCGCTAAAGCCGGATGACGCGATATCGGAAACAAAGCGCTCTGCAGCCAATCAATGGTTCACGAATACGCTGCTGTCCCGGCTTGATGATAAGCGCACGGGCGCAATTGTCGTCGTTATGCAGCGTGTCCATATCGACGATCTGACAGGGTTCTTGCGAGGCCAATCTGACGAATGGGAAGTTTTGAGCCTGCCAGCCGTCGCAACTTGCGACGAAGTCGTTCCAATTTCGACCGACCGTACCTATCAACGCAAAGTTGGCGAGGCCCTTTCCCCAGGGCGCGAACCGATTCAGGTTCTGGAGGCCATGAAGCTCCAAATCGGCAGCGACGCGTTTTCAGCTCAATATCAGCAAGAGCCCGCCCCGCCTGGCGGCGCAATGGTGAAACGTCATTGGGTAAAACGTTATTCCGAACTGCCGCCCCAATCGGAGCAGTTGTTCACGATGCAGAGTTGGGACACGGCCAGCAAGGGTGGCCCAGACAACGACTGGTCTGTCTGCACAACCTGGATCGTTAGTCGCAAGAAACAGTGGTATCTGATCGACGTCTGGCGGCAGCGCGTCGATTACCCAGCTTTGAAGGCAAATGTGTTGGAGCGCGCAAAGAGATTTGGTGCGCGCCGGGTTCTAGTCGAGGACGCGGGTACCGGGATCTCTCTTGTCCAGGAATTACGACACCAGATTTCAGGTATCATCGCGGTAAAACCGGAAGGTGATAAAGCAAGCCGTATGGCCGTCGCGTCTGCAAAATTTGAGGCGGGGCAAGTCCTTCTGCCCGAAAGAGCGGCATGGTTGCCTGACCTTGAGTCGGAGTTATTCGTCTTTCCGGGCAGCCGGCATGATGACCAGTGTGATTCAATCAGCCAAGCGCTTCTGGACACCAACAACTCGTTTTGGATGTGGCTTTCACCCGACGATTGGGAGCACCTCCTCGAGCAAAGTAGACGGCCGGATCCGAGTAGACGAAAGCTCTAAACACTGAATACGTGTAACGTCCATTATGGATATCTCGGATAGGTCTATCTGTCTCAGCCAAACGCTCAATTTTGAACCTGCGAGAAGACCGTATGAGCGGTCGGGCTTGCGTGTAAAATTCCATCAAATCCAATAGTTGCCACCGCGTTCGACCGGGTTTGTTCAGATCCGTTCACGGGGTTTTGTGGTCATCCTGTGGTCGGCTCAGCAAGGCGCAATACCACAAAGAAAACAGATGGACGGAGATATTAGGCAAGAAAGACTTGAATCAGCGAATCTTCAGATTATGAGCCGCCACCGTATTCCAAAAGAACCACGAATGCACAATGACTTACCTTTTTTCATGTGCTAATCGTGTGCTTTGGCAGTCTATAGATCGACTAGCCGCCGGCATTCCAGAACTCCACCAACGCCTTGAGGAATGTGACGCAACTCGCGGCACGCCAAGTAACCTTTGAGCCATCACGCAAGAGATAGAAGCGCTCATTAGCACAAACGAAATTTGATCGGTCGGCTGCGTGCAGCCAGTTCAAAGTGTCCGTGAAGTTGGCAACATGACTTCCACCAAACCGATCGGGCGGGACATTATAAAGCAAGCCCTCGATAAAATAGGACGGCGCAAGCCCCTCGCCGATCCGGCCCTGCTCGATCATCCGGTTCCGCATATTCTTATAGAGCCGTACTGTCGGCTTGAACCACGTATTGGTGGCCTGATGCTTTGCAGTGCAATTCGTCAAATGCATCTTCGGATAATTCTCAATGAGCGTGCCATCCGGCAGAAAAAAGCAGACGCCTTCGTAGTAGTCCTGTGGACCACCGTCAGTGAACTGGAAATAGCGCCGATGTTCCGCGCAGGCGAGCACGTCTGCATCGCGCCGAGCGCCGTTTCCGGGAATGAAAATAGCTTTATTTCCTGCCGCAACGGTCTGACCAAATTGCGACCGCAAGTGCGCCAAGACCTGCGTCTTAAACTCGGCGGCAGAATAAGTAGTTCCACCTCGATTGCTGTTATAGCGCGCTAAGGCGTCACCCGAGATGTCCGAAGTGTTCGGGTAAAAAATCGCACTAGTACACATGACCACATCAACATCGCTATCGCGATAGACGTTGGTGTCGTTCCCATAGGACCCTTGCAAATAGATTGAATAGCTTTTGCCCGAATACGGGGCATCGTTTCGTTCGAGCGCGGTTTTGATGGTGGCATAGGTCGCCTTAGAGGTTGCTCCTGCGCCGATCCCGGTCCATGTTTCTAATTGGGCTTCACTTATCGCCATCTCATCGTCCCCGACCCAATAAGCCGCGCAACTGTTCCTCATAACGCTCAAAGGACTGTCGCCCCTTGGACCAAAGCGTCCCAAGCTTTTCCAAATCGTCTTCGAACATATCCGTCGCCAGCTCAGGCTCGGTATAGCGCTCGTTGATGCGAACGGTCTGGATGTCGGAAAACAGAACGTCCCTCAGCTGTTCCATCGACTGCGTGTTGATCTCCATGACCTTCTGCAAAAGCCGAACGGTGAACAGGTAGCCGACCCAGCGCATCACGCTAAACATCGAACGCTTCGGGTCTGGATACTCCCCGACGCCGATGCTGACGACGTGGATGCTAGTCCGAGAGACTTTCAATGCGCTCACTGCGTCGGCGATCGCATACAGCGCAGGATTGTTGGCGCAATAGCCACCATCGGCTAGCAAGTATTTCTCGCCCTCACTCGTGACGATTTTTTACGACAGAAGAAGGGATAGGCCGAACACGAGGCCTGCACGGCGTCTGCAACACTTGCCCCAAATCCGGCGATAAATGTTGCCTTTCGCCCGTGAGCTTGCTCAGCATCGGCCTTAAAGATGAACGGGCGCTCGTCGCGCCAATTAGTCGCGACGATCCCCACGCGCGTGCGCATATCCTCGAACTTGGCGTCACCAAACACTTCGGCGGCGAGGTTCGAAAGCGCTGCCGATTTAGCCCATGGCGCCCAAGGTTTCATTACCGGCACTACATAGCGCCGATACAGGTCGGCTATTTCGTCGACCGATTTTCCGAGGCAAAGAAGCGTTGCGATGATCGACCCAGTGCTGGTGCCAAACACGAGGTCAAACCGCTCGTTCAATGGCGCGCCGACCATCGCCTCGATCTCTTTGAGAACGCCAAGCGTGTAGAAGCCCTTCGCGCCGCCGCCATCGAGCGAGAGGATGCGAAAAGGTCGATCACCAGTGTTCTTTACTTCTTCGATGCTCGTCACTGTCGCCTGTTTCGCAAACCGCAGGGGGTGTTTTCAGAGTGTCTTTTGATGCTCAAGTAAGGCTGAAACTAGTAATAATGTCATCCAGAATTGACTGGCATTCGTCCGCAAACAGAGCGGTACTTTGGCCAGTTCTGGGCACTTAACGTGCGCTGGGATCCTGCCCTGCCGGCTATATCGCCGAGGTGGGGCTTCGGTGGTGCGGCGCCAAGCCGCTTCACCGAACTGAGGATCTCCATGTCAAAATCTGCGAAGAAACCATCGCCTACATCGTCTAAACTGAGTGTTTCGGCGCAAAAGCCAGATCGGCGCGCAACTGATCCCCGAACTGTACGGCCCCGTGACCCCACTAAACAAGCGCGCGTAATTGAGTTGCTCCGGTCACCCAAGGGGACAACGATCGAAGCAATAATGAAAGCCACCGGATGGCAAAAACCCTCGGTGCGCGGCTTTCTTGCCGGAGTGGTACGCAAAAAGTTGAAGTTGAAGCTCGGCTCAGAGCTCTTGGAAGGCAATCGCATATACCGCGTAAATCCCCCGATAGCGAGCGGCTCTGACAAGTCGCAGGCCAAGCAGCGCTGACGTTTGGCGATGGCACGCGTCGCTATCCGTCGAACGTCAACTGACCAAAAGACGTTAGATGCCGAGATCGCGCGCTTGCGCGATCTCGGCACTAACGAGCTGCGAGCTTGTTGGCAAACAGTCTTCAGGCGAGAGGCGCCCCCTCACCTCTCCCGCCACCTTCTGTTCCGGGCCCTTACATATCGACTGCAGGCCGACGCATTGGGCGATCTCGATGAAAAATGTCAGCACTTGCTTAAGCGTGCGAACTTGGCTGGCGCGACCGGAAGTCAGACGACCAAGGTCGACTCGCTCAAATCTAGCGTGGCGCAAGGCACCATTCTGGGCCGCGAATGGAACGGCCGCATGCATCGCGTGGCAGTCTTGGCCGACGGCTTTGCCTGGAACGGCAAGACGTACGCCAGCCTGTCCAAGGTGGCTTTAGCGATCACAGGAACCCGCTGGAACGGCCCCCGCTTCTTTGGCCTGCGAGACAAGTCAAAAACCGCACTGTCCGATGCCCGATCATGAATACAAAAAGCAGAAAATCGGTTCGCTGCGCCATCTACACCAGGGTTTCGACCGATCAGGGCTTGGAGCAGGATTTCAACTCACTTGATGCCCAGTACGATGCCTCACAAGCCTATATCAAAAGCCAGGCACACGCCGGCTGGACGCTGATCCGCAATAAATATGACGACGGTGGTTTCTCCGGAGGCAATACTGACCGGCCTGCGCTCCAGCGCCTGTTGGCAGATGTTAGCGCGGGCAAGATCGACGTCATCATCGTCTACAAAGTTGATCGCTTGACCCGCTCTCTGGCGGACTTCGCCAAGCTCGTGGAGCTGTTTGATCAGCACAGCGTCTCGTTCGTGTCGGTCACCCAGCAGTTCAACACGACGACCTCTATGGGTCGACTGACGCTCAATGTACTGCTGTCGTTTGCTCAGTTCGAGCGGGAGGTCACCTCGGAACGCATCCGTGACAAGATCGCAGCCTCCAAACGAAAGGGCCTGTGGGTCGGCGGTAATCTACCACTGGGCTATGACCTCAAAGACCGCAAGCTGACGATTATTCAAAAAGAAGCAGAACTCGTCAGAGACATTTTCCAAATATACCTAAAGCTCGGGAGCATAACTCGGTTGTCCGCCGAGCTCCGCCGCAAGGGAGTTCTAACAAAGCGGCGGACCTATAAGAACGGCCGAACGGTCGGCGGAACGCCTTTCTTGCGGGGATCGCTGTCGTATCTCTTACGAAACCGCTTCTATATCGGCGAGGTGGTTTACAAGGGCGAAATTCTTCCAGGGCCGCAGCCTGCCCTGCTCTCACGCGGCCTGTTCAACGCTGTACAAGCCAAGCTTGCCGAACAACTCAACAACCACAACCAAATGCGCGCAAAATCCGAAGCATCTTTGATGGGAAAAATATTCGATGACCGCGGTACCTTGATGGGCCCAAGCCACACCCGCAAAAAGGGACGCAAGTATCGATATTATATCTCCTCATGCCTATTACAGGGCCGAAAGGAGCTTGCCGGATCCGTCAATCGTATCCCTGCATTCGAAGTCGAGAACGCGATCGCCAAAACTCTCAGAAAACGAATGGCTGTAAAGTCCGATCAACACGACAGCGATTTGATTCGAAATTTGGTCGAACGCGTCGATGTCTGTACAGACGTGCTCATCGTCTCCATCAAGAGTGCAGCCGGATCGAAGACCTCATCCAAAATCCGCATCGCCTGGAAGAAGTCACCCTCGAAGCGGAAACGTGAGATTCTGCTGCCCTCGACTACGAGCAAGATACCCCTTCAGCCCATCCGCAGCGACGCGCGCGAACGTCTGATAAAAGCAATCTCGCGAGGCCGCGGCTGGCTCAATGAACTTGTCACCGGAGCCGTAGCGGACACTAGCGAGATTGCCATTCGCGAGCGCTGCAGCGTTCGCTCAATTACGATGACGGTGTCACTTGCCTTCCTGGCGCCGAGCCTCATCAAGGCGGTCCTGGAAGGAACATTGCCGCGCGGCGTTGGCTACGCCCGGCTTTGCGATCTTCCGGCAGAATGGCATCGCCAGTACCCCGCGCTGGGCTTGTCGCCAAAAACCTAGCAGTGCATCGCGGAAACGGAAATTCGACCCACAGAGACCGAGGGCGTAAATGTCCCGCTTTCTGCGATTGCCGTTAGACAGAGACTAGAAAGGCCGCAACATCGTCCCTTATGCCCGCATTTATCGCTCCCTTTTGCCGGAGACCGGCAATCTGCGGTTCGATCGGGAATGAATGGTGGGCGCACCAGGGCTCGAACCTGGGACCCGCTGATTAAGAGTCAGCTGCTCTACCAACTGAGCTATGCGCCCGGATTGCCGTCGGCGGGAGAAGTCCCGTCAGGCGTC